TCTTCTCTCCTCCGCAAGTTGCACGATTTATCATTCTATTGCTTCGAATTCCTTTAATTCCCATTTTATATTACACTTAGATTTTTTTTTCATAATTCTGTCAAAATAGCAGGATTTTTCTTTCCCATCATTACATCATCTGTATTATAATATTTCCCATCCTTATCCTTAAAGTAAATGACACCATTTATTTCTTCAGTATAAACATCTACCTTAATTTCATCGTTCGTATCAGTATTATTTTGCAAAAGTAGTTCGGATTTATCTTCATCATTCAATAAACCATCTATTACCCCGTGTGGTTGCCCCTTTTCGTGTGTTCCGCAATAATTACAATCTTTACGCTTACGCCTGCTACATTGCTCCCCAATTGCTCGTTTCGCGCGACAACGTTCGCTACTACATATCGTGGTTTTATTTCGTTGTCTCTTATTAATATCTTCTGTTGATAATTTAAAATTCTCATAATCATAAATATACTTGATTAAATCATTTTTACTCGTAAATTCATCGCCATTTATTTTTGAACATACATCCTTCTTTAAATTCTGTATGTAATCATTCATCTTCTTATTAACTCTATTCTCCATTTTCATTATATCTATTAATCCAAATACATATAATAATTCAATTTTTATTTTAATAATAAAATTATCTTTTTAAACACGCGTTCATAGTATTAAATATATTTCCAGATAAACATTTTTCACTTTCCTCCACTGTCGTGCAATATCCTCTATCAATCCTGCAAAACTTTCTTCCCGTAATATTGGCATCTTCATTCGCACTAACTGCACTTGTTGTTTGATTTTTATATCTCATATTATTTATCAAATTTGTATCCTTTACTCTATTCCTTTCCTCATTGCCTTTATAATAATCGTCCATTGAATTATTCGCTACCTTTTGTAAAGCAGTTGCTCCTGATTTAATAGTACCAGTTGCAACATCTACACCAACTTTCGCACCCGTAGCAGTTACATGTGTAGTTTGAGATGCCGTATTACCTACGGTATAACCAAAAAAACGATATATCTCACGCATTACCGGTCCAGCGTTTTCGATTGTTTCATCTGTAACACGACCAAATATATAAAATATATTAAACCCCACTAACGCCAATAGCAATATTACTATTATTACATACAACCAATAAACAGTTGCTTCATTTGATGTTGCTAATGGTGTTTCCTTAACCATATTCTTCAAAGTATTATTTACATTTTCAACCGTATTCTCAATTGCTTCATTAAATGCATTCACAGTATTATCGATTATATTTGACGGCGTATTTGATACATTGTTTAATCCATTTGGTAACTTATATGAAGGGGCAGACATAGACATTGAACTCATCTTTTACCTATTTGTATATATATATTCCATATAAAAATATATATATTTACTATAATTTAACAAAAACATTATTTACATTACAAATCTTCAAAAAAAGTATTTTTATCTAATCCACCGCCTCGTTGTGTTTTTTCTATATGCATGCGTGGTAAAGTATACACATTTTTACCTTTTTTTTCCAAATTCTTCATACGTAATTTCCATTCTGTTTCAACATGGTTATGTTTTACATTTAAGTTAAAAATACTGTTAAATTCATTCAAAGAACTTCCTACTACTTCACATCTATCTATATTATTTTGTCTAATTCCGTCAATATCATTAGGAATATTTATTAAAACATTTTGAAAATTAGGTATAAAATATCTACCGGTTATTTTAATAATATGGGAATATTTTTTGATAGTTTCTGATTTGTTGTAAGCCCAGTTAATTTCGTGCATTTCGTGGACACCTTTTGCTGATGTATTTTTCAACATAGTTTGAATATATAAATCATAATCTGTATAATTATAACTGATTACTTCAATATTTGGTGCATAATATGGAGAATTTTTATCCTTTAGTTCTTTAAATTCATAACCCGAATTTTCAACAATAATAATAGGCAATTCACTATTTTTCCATTGATTAATTGTTTTTAAATATTGTTGCAATCTTTCCGAATTATTAGTTTGATTTGTCATTACCACTTGTTGTTGAATATTTACAGAACAAGTTAATAAAATAACCGGATTTATTTTTTCGGTATTATTATTCGTGAATTTTTCATTATTATTTGTAGTATTTGTAGTATTTATATATGTGAATAATATGGTAATTATAAACATAAATAAAATAAAAATTTTTATCATAAATGTATTTCTTTATATATAATAAAATTATATAATGTTTTATATTTTCTGATTAACCTTTATAACATAGAATAAACATCTAATTTATGGTCTAATTTACTTTTTGGTTTTACATATATTTCATTTTTCTTTATTTCAATAAACATTAAATCCAATTGTTTAGTAATATTATCTACACTTTTACTATCCTTAACTAACGGGATTGAAAAATCAACTTTATCAACTACCAACGAAATTGCATAATAAATAATATATCTTTTATTAGACCAACTCCTGGTTGTATATTTAAAAGTAAATAATTCAAACAAGTTTTCAATCATAGAATTTATCCCTTTACCTTTATCCTTCGATATATCAAATAATGCGTGCCATATTAACCATAACCCATCAATCGCATTCTTTCCCAGTCGGTCAGGAATAAAATCACGAAGTAAACATTCAATTTTCCCCTTCCTTTTTCTACACATTTCATCAAAATGAACCATCCATTCATACCAATAACAAGCCTGATTAAAATTTTCATTATCTTTACTTAAATTAAAACAGAATTCATTCAGTGACATATACAATTCTTTGGGGTCTCCTTGATTAAATACCTTTTCAACATAATTCGTTGAAGGCGCTGAGAACTTGCTGCTCATTATATTTAAATCAACCTCCTTATCCTGTATCTTTACATATTGAAATTTCGTCTTTCTATTACTTTTACATATTATAACAACTGTGTCGAAAAACATTTTTCTAATATTAGGGTCGTTTCTCAACTGCAAATCATTGTTGGTTTTATTGGCAATCTCTTTAAATTGTTTTAATAACTTATTTACCAACAGTATTAAACGGGGGTTTGCTATATGTAAATACTCACAAGAATAATTAATTATTATATTCCATAAATCTAAGTAGTAACCACTTGCAATACATTCGGCAGTCCAGAAACAACTGGTTTCAATATTTGAGCGTGATATTTCGGATACTACCTCTTTTAAAACGGCGCATTTTTTATAACCAGAAAAACTCGTTTTACTAAAATCCCCTGCTGCGCGTAGATCATTTATAATTGTTATGCTCGTACTCTGTTCATTAGATGTCATGTTTTATTATAACAAAAAAAAACATAACATATAACACATTTATCTTGTATATTTATTTATACGTGTAAATGAATCAACTGTATAAATTATAAATATGCCTAAAAATAAATATAACACTATTTCCTCAGTTACATATTCAGTTTTTTTCTCGTTTTGTTTCTCTAATAATTCTATCAAATAATTTACCTTTACTTCTAAAGAATTACTATTATTATTACTAGTCGAGTTTTCACTCATATTTTCAATTACTCTCGGTTTATTAAAATTATCGGAAAAAAATCCTATATTTTCATAAGCAAAACTATCAGATGCTGTGCCTTCCGATATTTCCGATACTAACTCCGATGTATTACTTGGTTTGTCATTCGCGGGTACAAAATCGACTAATCCATCATCATTTTCATCATTTTCATCTAAAACAAAACTAACCGCCTTTTGTTCTGTCTTATTTCTTAACTTTTTCTTTATATTTTCAGTAGAACTTAATCTCTTATTTTTATTGTCGGTTATAGGTTCATCACGCAAAAATGGCGCTGCATTTAAAGCTAAAGACATATCTAATATATATTACGAATATTTTTTCACATTTAATTTGTATTCTTTTTTTATATTATTATATTTATATTAATGAATAATTTACTAATCTTCTTAATTTTTATTTTATGTGGTCTGTATAATTTTAAATATTCGGATTTTAATAGAAATGATAAAATTTTCACTACACAAATGTTGTTCTTCGTTGGACTGGTTTTTATTACAAAAGAAAACAATATTTACGGCTTATTATTTCTAATATGTATGATTTATTTCTCTCAAATTACTATGCACACCGAAGGTTTTTCAACCCTTAGTTATAGCGATTTAGAACCAATTATTAATACAGATACATATAGAGGTTCAGACGGAGATTCAGATACCGAAACTAAAAAATGCGATAAACATTGCAAAAAACACCCAGACATAGTTACAATAATGGATAATTGTGTGATGAGCGATGTGATGCGTAAATCCTCTGAATCAAACCAAATACCCATTCACATTAATAATAGTAATAAAGACGTTATGCCAACATTTCAACCAAATAAAGACCTAAACCTTACTATTTGGAAATAGTTTTTTTATAACCAATATATATATATCGTAACTAATTAAAGAATGTTTCTTAATATATTTGATTCACAAGTTAAATCATTAAATAATAGCAAATACTTTGCAGGCATAATAATGATATTGATAAATATCATTTCTAGATTTATTGATATTAAATTTAGTAAAAACCAAGAAAACTTTATAAAATATATATTCAACAAAGAAGTCCTTATTTTTGCCGTATCATGGAAGGCAACTGGGGATATTTATATGGCATTAATTTTAACCGTCATTTTTGCGGTTTCAGTGAATATCATTTTTAATGATGAATGTGCCTATTGCATTTTACCAGAAAATATGACAACGTTTAGCGACAGTCTTGATTTAAATGGGGATGGCGAAATATCAGACGAAGAAATTGCAAAAGCGAAAGAATTGTTAAAAAATGTTGAAAAAAAAAAGAAACGAAATGAAGTTGTTAGTCAAATGTCATATCTAAAAAATAATTTGGAATTATACCCGTACTCAGCATATTAAAATATAAATATTATATTGATTATTTCATATAATATTTAAACATTTCTTTATGATATAATATAAATGATACCTAAAATTATACATCAATTATGGATAGGAACAAAACCGCCTCCAACTAAATTTATGGATACATGGAGAGATAAAAATCCTGATTTTGAATATATTCGTTGGAATGAAGAAGAAATTAGTAAAAGAAATTTAAAACTTGAATGTACAGAAAGAATTAATGAAATGGAAGAAATTAATGGAAAAGCCGACATTATACGTTGGGAAATTCTTTACGAATATGGTGGTGTTTTTCTAGATGCTGATTCTATTTGTATTGAAAAAGTCGATGATATTTTACTTAGTTGTAAATGTTTTGCTGGTTGGGAACATGAACAATTACGTCCTGGTTTAATAGCAACTGGAACTATGGGATTTCCACCAAAACATCCACTTGTAAAAGAAGCAATTGAATGGATTAAAATGAATTGTGTAAACGTACAAAAAACGGGTAAACGTGCATGGATAACAGTTGGTCCGGGGTTATTAACAAATATGTACAATACTGGAAAATTTAAAGATTTAACTATTTTTCCATCATATTATTTTTTACCTATTCATTGTACAAGAGCAGAATATACAGGTCACGGGAAAATATACGCGTACCAAGAATGGGGTTCAACGCGTAATAATTATGAAATAATGAATAATATTGAATTACCATCACAATTTTTAAAACCAACAGACGAAAATAGTGTTTCCATTTTAATTTCAAGTCTAAATACAAAAGCAAAATATATTCAAGAATGTCTTGATTCTATTAAAAATCAACAAGGTCTTTTTAATATGGAAATTATTTGGATTAATGATGGTTCAGATATTATTCATACCACTATATTAAAAAAGATGTTAGATAATTTTATAAAAACAACTCGCTTTACTAAAGTAATATATTATGAAAACGAAGGTAATAAAGGTATAGGTTTTACATTAAATAAAGGTATTACAATGTGTAGTAATGAAATAATAATTAAAATGGATAGTGATGATATTATGGTACCTAATAGAATAATTAAACAGTTTAATTATATGAAAGAAAATTCTAATATTAAAATTTGTGGTTCACAAGTGCAAATGTTTGATAATAATGGCAATAATAAAGGTGTTTCTAATCATCCATCAATTACTTGGGAACAATATAAACTAAACCCTAATCATTGGTTTATAAATCATCCCACTGTTTGTTATAGGAAAAGTGCTGTATTAGAAGCTGGAAATTATGATCAAAATTTAAAACAAATGTGTGAAGATTTTGAACTTGAACTTAGAATGTTAAAAACACACGGATATATTTATAACTTTTCAGAACCTTTATTATATTATAGATTACACGATAAACAAGTAACATATAATGGAGGTGAAGGTGGAAGAGATAAATGGAATGTTATAAGAAATAAGATAATAAATGGGTTGTTAGGATAAAGTATAATATAATCATATAAAGATTTAATAATATTATATAAATATAATGGTAAAAATTGCATTTCATGATAATTGTCTTTGTGAGCGTGGAACTACCGTTTCGTTATATGATTATGCATATTACAACAAGTATTATCTAGGTAATGAAAGTATAATAATGTATATTGGAAACGACAAGCGAAATGTACCAGAGGTATTAGATAAATTTAAAAAGGAATTTATATTAAGACCATATATAAATTGGCAAAGTGAAGCAGACCAAATTTTGAAAGAAGAGAAGTGTGATATTTTATATATGCAAAAAGCCGGAGAATGGGATGGTAAAAATGCGTCCCAAACAGTTTGTAAAAGTATTATACATTGTGTTTTTAATACACAAAATAAACACGGAGATGTATATGGGCGAATCTCAAATTGTTTTGGAAGTAATTATCCAGTAGTGAATTATATGGTTAATTTACCTAATGTAGATACAAATATGCGAAAAGAATTAAATATACCAGACACTGCTATTGTATTTGGTCGCCACGGTGGTATGGACCAGTTTAATATCAATTATGTTCATCAAATTATAGATAAAATAACGAATGAATATCCGAATGTCTATTTTTTGATGGTAAATACAAATAAATTTTGTAGAGAAAAACCAAACATTATTCATCACGAAAAAATAATCGATTTATATAAAAAGGTAGAGTTTATTAATACGTGTGATGCTATGATTCACGCCAGACAAATGGGGGAGACGTTTGGTTCCGCTGTGGCAGAATTCTCAATTAAAAATAAACCAGTTATTACATGTAGAAACGGACCAGATTTGGCACATTTAGACATCATGAAAGAAAAATGTCTTACCTATGGAAACGAAAGTGATGTATATAGTATTTTAAAAAAATTCACAACTGAACTAGATGAAATAAAAAAGCAAGACTGGAATGGATATAGAGAATATACTCCT